CTGTCCTTCTCTACGTCTTAGTCTTTTTGCCCTTCACTGCTGTCTTCTCTTTTCTTTTTTAAGCACCCTGCCCCCGCCTCATTCTCCCCCCTTTCCCTACACGCCGCTCTTCCGATCTCAGAGCAGTTGCATAAGGGTTGTAGGCATTGGCTTGTTGCATTGTACGAGCAGCACCCATACCACCAGCTAAAAGAGATTGTCCAACATTAGCGCCAGCAGTGGCAGCACGGCCACCCAATGCACTGCCTGTCTCTAAAGCACCAGCACCAAGTTGTTCAAGCTGAGAAGCCAAGCCAAGCTGTGTTTGATAAGGAGAATAACCAGCAGAAGTGAGACCTAAGCCACCCGTCATCAAGCCTTGACCAAACTGTGTCTGAGCGCGCCCTTGTTCCTGTGCCTGACCAGCAAGGCCAAGGTTGGTTTGTGCAAGGCTGTTGTAATAGGCTTGTAGCTCTGGATTAGAAGCACCCATGCCACCAGCACTGGTAGCACCTACAGCAAGACCTGCACGGCCCTGTTGTTGCTGCTGGTTACGAATGCCTGCCAATGTGCGTTCTTGGCCGGGAGCCAAAGCAGCCTGCTGTGAAGCCATCCATTGCTGGGCTGCTGCTTCAGGGCTTTGTGCAAGATAGCCTTGACCAAGATTGAACAGGCCCTGCCCTGCTGTGCCAGCCTGCTGTGCTAGGCCAAGCCCTTGTGTGCCTGCCTGAGACAAGAACAAGTCACGCTGTCTTGCCATCTCAGGAGACAGGGTGTAACCTGCACTAGACAAGTAGCCCTCTGGACTCATGCCAAACTGACTAGAACCAAAGGCAGTGGTTACGCCTACTGGACGGAACTTCTGTGCTTCAGCAGCAATGCGTGCTGCTTCTGTTTGTGCGGCTGCTGAGGTGCGTGCAGCGTCTTCTGCTGAACTACCTGCCATCATGCCACCTAAGAGACTAGCGCCTCCACCAATGAGTGCTGCTTCGATTCCCATTATAAGTTCCTCACATAAAGTTGTCGCATGTTATTATCCTGCCCTATAAAGTTTTGATAAAAACTAAAGCCTGTTATTGATAAAAACTTCAAATGCTTCTTATCATCTATCTCATGGATAGCAAATACAGGCTTACGATGTATTTGCAAGAGTTTTTCTAAATCGTTTATAAGAGAGATTTTAATTCCCTTGCTCCACTCAAAGCAATCACAATGAATGAAGGAAGCGCCAGCATGTTCTTCTAAATACACAATGTATTTATCAGAGACAATCACTGGTGTTTTCATCAGGTTTTAATGATGAAATACACACCGAGGTAGGGAGGCAGGTTGGCGTTAGTGCCTGATACGCCTGTGGAGGCATTGGTGGTGGCTACTGTGATGCCTGTGGAAGCACTGCCGGTGGTGTTGCTGTTAATACCGCCAGACAGCCACCCGCCTCCTCCTGCTGACTCATACCCACCAGCATAGTTGTAAACAAACACACCAGCCGCAGGCCCGTGAGCATGACTTGGATCACTTACGGTAGAGGTTGCCGTGTGCGTGTGACTAACAACAACAGCATCCTTACTACCACCTGAGCTATTTGCTGAATATGTTGTACCAGCGCCTACAGGCATACGATCACGATAATCAGGAAGAGTGAAGGTTGTTGTCCCATCACCACTACCAAACACAGTGCCTAAGATGGCAAACAAAGCAGCATATGTTGCTCGATTAACTGTTTGTCCATTACACAGCAAGAAGCCACTAGGAGCCGTAGCAGTGGGCCACATAAGCATAGCTCCTGTGAAGGGGCTAATAGCAGCAGTGGCAAAGGCTGTAGTGGCTAGCTGTGTTGTTGATGTGCCTGTAGCTGCCGTAGGAGCCGTTGGAACTCCGGTGAACACAGGACTAAGCAGGTCAGCCTTGGTTGTCACTGCCGTAGCAATGTTGTTAAACTCCGTATCAATCTCAGTGCCTTTGACAATCTTTAATGGATTGCCTACAGCAAGGGCATCCTTTGATGCGAAGTTAGTACTTTTTACATATTCTGTCATGCTAGTTTCCCGTTCTTTGCTTGAATTTCAATCTTCTGGATGCTAAGAGCAGCACCAGCAATCTCGCTTTCGTAGCCCGTCTGTACAACCTTGCCACTACCAGAGGGATAAGCTACAAGAGTTTGTAAGGAAGTTCCCGGACTATATGTAGCTACATTATACTCGCCTATGCCGTAATAGTCAACCTCTTGAGTAGGAATTAGTACGGTTTGTGCATAATAATTGTTAGTGAAATCGTAGCCCCACTTAATTGCCACATACTGATTGGTTCCTCCAATCACAACCACTGATAGCTTCTTAAGTACAGAGGTTACAGAAGCTTGTCCTAGGTCAGTATGGTTGGTAAAATACTGAAATCGATAGCTTGTTTCGTTGTCGAAGAAGCCTGTGTATTTACCAATGTAGCCATCCTTACCAATCAGCATACTACGGTCACGCAAGAAGCAAAAGGCTGTAGGTCTAATACCATCCCAAGTTGTAACCCTTGAGCTTCCGTCTTGTAAAGACACTCTAAGGTCAAAGCAATACACCGTCTGTAAGACAGGCATTGTGATGAGGTAGAAGCTTTCAAAGGGGTTGTAGATGCTCTTGATGTTAGCAACCACTTCCCCGTTAACAGCATTCATCAAGTCATTACGCACATTCTTGCTTAAATCCCTGAACGGAGCACTCTTCTCTTGAATGGTTCGAAGCACACTTCTTACACCTGTATCTGACAAGAAGATGATGTCAGAGCCAGTGTTTTGAATTGTATCCCGTGCAATACAGCCAATCCCTGTTATGGTGTCGGCAAGCGTCATGGATGCTGGTGCTGTTGCTCCTGTGTAGATGAGAATTGTATTCTTACCGAAAATGAACAAGTTACCATTATGAGCAGCAAGGCCAGTGATGGTGTCGCTACCAGCAGGCCAGACAGTGCTTACATCCAGCGTTCCTGCTGTACCAGTGCTCCAAACCTGTCCTGCTAAGATATCAGAGAAAGCAATGACAGTTTTGTCAGTGGTTGTAGAAGCCACCCATAAGCGGCCATACGCACTAACTGCTACGTTGGCATCAATGACAGTTCCTGTATAACCAGCCATCTCACTCACACGCCTGTAGGTGGTGGTTGAGACAGAAGGCTGAAATACCAGTGGATTATGCCCTGCTTGGAAGAAGTAGATGCACTGGTTTAGTGAGACAATCTGCCAATTGCTGTCTGTAATTGTCGGCGATACGCCTCCGCCTCCATAAGTGAGTTGAGACAACACACCGCTTACCAGCTTAAACAGCTTATTGTTACCAGAGGCTACAATGTATTCAGTGCCATCATCGACAACAAGTTGAGCAATTGCTTCTATGGGCTCTGTACCCAAAGCTCCTAAAGAAGCGTGCTGTGGAAGCCACCCCTTACGAGCACCAATGCGTCCATATTGGTCAATCACACAATTAGTAGCAACTAAGGCAAAGCCTTGTGCAAGGTCTAGGGAGGAGTCTTGGGTGTTTAAGCCCATGAACCCCGGAGCAGATATTGTAGATGTTTGGAGGGGTTGTGCCATTAAGGAGCACTCCAGCATTCTTCCTCTGGATAACGAGAAGATTCCAGAGCAATATAATCAGAAAGAGCACTCTTGTACATGGAATAGGCTTCTGAGCTATTCAAGCCACCATCTTCACCGCGTTCAACAAGGGAGCGAGCATAAGCAAGCAGCACCACAGGCTCTTTAGGAACCAGCATGTTGTCGCCGTCATTAACAAGCTCTTCCTGTGGGATGTACAAGTTGAAGAACAACGTATAGGCCCCATCAGGAATAGGGAAAATATCAACCTGTGTGTCGCCGTTGAGGTTAATACCGTTGAAGTTGTAATAGAATGGAATGCCATGCACAGGTGTAGGAGAACTCAGGAAGTTCTGCGTCATCTGCTTAGATGTTTGAGGCGTAAGGAAGTTACGGGTTGTGTTATTATAGATTTCAATAACCTTAAACCGACTACCTGTACCTGTCATCACATAGTTGAATGTTTCTGCTGATGTAACGGCTGTAAGGGTGGAGGTGAGAGCATTCCAATTGTAAGCATCTTCCACTTGTCGCTTTGCATCATTGACAAACTTACCAA